GGGTGACAAGCGCATTAAGCCGGCGTCTGCATGGCTGCATTCCTGCGTGGATAACAAGGTCGCTGACTATATGGACAATTTCCCTGAGCCCAATATTCTGCCGCAGGAAGAAGGCGACAAGGAGACGGCCAAGCAGTTGTCTGCCGTGGTGCCGGTGGTGCTGGATGAGAATGGCTTTGAACAGGAGTTTGACCAGGCAGTGCACTCCAAGGTCCTGAACGGTACAGGCATATACGCTGTGGTGTGGGATCAGGACAAGCTGAATGGCCTTGGCGATGTGAGCGTTAAAAAGTGCGATATCCTGAATTTTGCTTGGGAGCCTGGGATTGAGAATATCCAAGACTCGGCCAATCTGTTTCATATCACTTCTGCCAATAACGATGTACTGGTGTCTCAGTATCCGCAGCTGAAGGACCGATTATCCTCTATGCACAGTGTGATACAAACAGAGTACCAGTTTGATGATACGGTGGACAAGAGCAATCGCAGTCAGGTGGTAGACTGGTACTACAAGGTGAATGTGGACGGCAAGAATGTGGTGCACTATGTGAAATTCTGCAACGGTGTAGTGCTGTATGCAACTGAGAATGACCCAGAACGGAAGGATACCGGGCTGTATATTGACGGCAAATATCCCTTTGTGTTTGACCCGCTGTTCCGTGTGGCCGGAAGTCCTGCCGGATATGGCTATGTGGACCTCTGTAAGGAACCGCAGGAATATATTGACAAACTGTCCCAGGCGATGTTGGAAAACGCGATTTGGAGCTCTGTGCCGCGCTATTTGGTGCGTGACGATGGTGAGATCAACGAAGACGACTTCGCGGATACTTCCAAGCATTTCATTAAGGTGGGTAACAATGTGGGCCAGGACACCTATGCGCCAATCGTGATCAATGGCATAGACGGCAACGCCTACAATGTGCTCATGCACAAGATTGACGAGATGAAGGAGACCAGCGGTAACCGTGATGTGTCCAGTGGCGGTACAAGCAGCGGGGTAACGGCAGCCAGTGCAATCAGCGCTATGCAGGAAGCCGGGAGCAAGACTTCACGCTGGCAAATCAAGGGTACATACCGGGCATACAAGGAGATCATCTTGATGGTGATCGAGCGTATTCGGCAGTTCTACGATATGCCTCGTGTGTTCCGTATTACCGGCGCGGATGGATCTGTATCGTTTGAGACCTTCTCCAATCAGAATATGCAGGAGCGGCGTATTGAAACGCTGTTTCCGGACGATGAGTATTACCAAATGCCCAACTTCGATGTAGATGTATCAGCCAGCAAGGCCAGCCCTTACAGTAAACTGGCTCAAAATGAGCTGGCAGTGCAGATGTACAACCTGGGCGTGTTGAACCCGCAGAACGCAGATCAGGCACTGGCACTTCTGGATATGATGGATATTAACCACAAAGACCGCATAGTGCAGCGGGTCCAGGCAAACGGTACGATGTGGCAAACGATTCAGCAAATGACACAGGCACTGAACACCAGCAATGAGATCATCAAGCAGTTGACTGGTCAAGATCTGATGAGTGGTCAGGATATGACACCGGGTGCAATGAGCGGTGCGGCGGTGACAGACACGCAGTCGGTGGACACAACGCCGACCGCCAGCGACAGCTTAGGTAACACAGACAAATACCAGGACAACTCTCTTGCAACGCAGGCACGCAAGAGAGTAGCCACAAGCACGAGTCCGGAATAATGACTACGGTACATATTGGTGCTTGCGCCGTAGAACTGAAAGGCCACGCCGATGCGCCACGCAACGAACAGGATCATGACCTGGTATGCGCTGCTATTTCTGCCCTTACCTGCACGCTGGCGGAAGTCGTGCGTAGGGCGTATGTAGCTGGCGCTCTACTGTGTGAACCACAGATCAAGATTTCTCCGGGAAATGTGTGTATTTGTTGCGCACCGATGGCAAATGAGAGTACGGTGCTGGCAGCGTTTACCTTTTTTCGGTGCGGGATGGAAATACTGGCCGAGAGCTATCCGGGGCACATCCAAATAAGCTGAAAGGGGGGGTGACATGATCGCCCCCTCTTTTGTTATTATGCGAGTAAAGGGTTCGTCCACCTGATACGGACAGAAAGGAGTTCCTATGAGAACAGACAAATTAATGCCCATGTTGCTGCAGCTTTTCGATGGTGAGGGCGGTGCAGCAGACGGCACTGGCAGTGCGCCCGCCACGCAGAACAATACGGCAGACAATACTGCGCCCGCCACGCAGGATGGTGCTCATGAGAGCACAGCGGAAGACCTTGACAAAGAGTTTAAGGCTCTGATTAAGGACAAGTACAAAAATGCGTATCAAAAGCACATCAACGCTGCAATGCAAAAGCGGTTCCGTGCTGATGAAGCCGCACAGGCACAGTATGACAGGGTGTTGCCCCTGCTTGATATGCTGGGCGAAAAGTACGGCGCAGACGCTACGGACCCGGAGGCACTCATGCAGGCCCTGGAAGACGACAACAGCTTTTACGAGCAGGAGTCAGTGGAGAAGGGTGTGCCAATCGAGTCACTGAAGCAGATGCACAAGCTGGAGCGTGAAAACGCTGCATTCCGCCAGGAAATGCAGGAACGCGAACGGCAGGACGCAGCAGCACAGCAGTACCAGCAATGGCTGGACGAGAGCGAGGCGGTCAAGTCCTTGTATGGGGACGCATTTGACTTGGATGCAGAACTGGCAGATCCTGAGTTTGTCTCTCTGTTAAAATGCCCCGGCATCACGCTAAAGACTGCCTTTGAAGCACGCCACCTTACCGAGCTCACCGGTGGCGCAATGCAGTTTGCCGCTCAGAGTACAGCGAAAGCCGCTGCAGACACGATCCGCTCACGCGGTCATGTGCCGAAAGAGAACGCATCTTCTACCGCTCCTGCGGTCAAGACTTCTGTCAACATTGCTGCCTTGACAAGAGAGCAGCACCAACTCATCAACAAGAAAATTGCGACAGGGGAATTGAAAACGCCGGAGGATATCAAACGATTCCTTAGCGGCAAGTAAAAACCGATCCTCTGTCAGAAACGGAGGAAACATGAATAAGAAAATGAACCTGCAGCTGTTCGATGGCACCGCCAACATGGCTGCAACGACTGACACCGGCCTTGCGGCTGAAATCAAGGAATATTACATTAAGGAGCTGCTGGAGAACGCCAAGCCCAAGTTGGTGCATGGTCAGTTCGGGCAGAAAAAGCCCATTCCGCGCGGCTCCGGCAAGGTAGCAGAGTGGCGTAAGTTTTCCAGCTTGCCGCCTGCTCTTACCCCGCTTGTTGAAGGCGTAACGCCTAATGGCACCAAACGGACTGTGACCGCCATTAAGGCCACTGTGAGCCAGTATGGTGACTACATTAAGCACACCGATATGCTGCAGACTGCCGCGTTCGATAATGTGATCGTGGAGGACTGCAAAGAGCAGGGCAACCAGGCGGGCAACACCATTGACCTGGTGACACGAAATGCTATGCAGGCAACCACCAGCGTGGCTTATGCCGGCGGCAAGACTTCTCGTGATACACTGACTGCGGCTGACAAACTGACCGTGGCTGATGTAAAGAAGATGGTCAACGAGCTGAAGCGTCGGGATATTACCCCCATTGATGGCTACTATGTCTGCATTATCCACCCTGATGTGGAGACGGATATTATGCTGTCCAGCGAGTGGGAGGAAATGCACAAGTATGCGGATACCACCGCTCTGTTCGAGGGCGAGATCGGTAAGATTGGCAAGTGCCGTTTTGTCGACTCTTCCAACGCTAAGATTTACAAGCAGACTTCCGGCTCCAAGCTGGCTGTGTACGGCACGCTGTTCCTGGGCGCCAATGCTTACGGCGTTACCGAGCTGGATGGTCTGGGTCTGGACTATATCGTTAAGCCGCTGGGTTATGGCGATGATCCGCTGAACCAGCGTAGCTCCACCGGCTGGAAGGCTACGCACGGTGCAAAGATTCTGAACGAGTATGCCATCATTCGTTTTGAGAGCTGTAGCTACCGCAGTGCAGACACCAGCACCACGGAAAACTGATTGGAGGACTATTAAGAATGGCTGAGAAGAAAGAAACGGCTGAGAAGAAAGAAACTGCACCTAAGTGGAAAATGGTGCCTGTGCTTATTCCGCTGGACCCGATGAACAACGAGAGCCACATGTTTGCTTCTGTGGCGGGCGTTGGCTCATATCAGATCGAGCGTGGTGTCCCGGTAGAAGTGCCGGAGCCGATTGCAGAGGTAGTCAACCGCAGACTTCAGATGGATGCAGAGAACGCCAAGCTAATTCAAAAGCTGGCTGCACAAGCAGCCGGTATGTAACCGACAAAGGGCGGACGGAATATTCCGTCTGCCCTTTTTACTATGAGGAGGGAACAACAATATGACGATTGCGGAAGCAGTCAACCAGGCGGACAAGCTGTGCCCCAACACGACCTTTTCGATGAACGAAAAAATCGCCTGGCTGAATAGACTTGATAAACAAATCAAATTGGAAATTATGGACGCCAGAGAGGGCGCACCTGCCTTTGCCGGGTACACGGAGAAAACGCCGAATACCCAGGAACTGCTTGTGCCGTCTCCCTATGACGAACTTTATATACATTACTTGCAGTCCCAAATGCTGCTGTACACCGGTGACTTCAACCGATACAGCGCTGTAAATTCTGTATTCAATACAATGCTGGCCTCATTCCGTAACCAGTACAACCGCACGCACGCGGCCAAGAATGTGCCGCTGCGCTTTTAGGAGGTGCGAGTATGCAAAGACCAGTGCTTAGCAATGTGAGCAACAACCGAGAGATGATCTCCACATTCCTGGGCTATAACCACCGAGTTGTGCAGCAGGCTGGCGAGTTCTTTAATACCGAGAATATCACCTTGGACGACTACCCTATGCTATCCAATCGCGCACCGATGAACCGGTACAAGTATCCGGAGTTTGATGGCGAGGTTGTAGGTGAAATTTATACATTAGATGGTGATGAGCGTGTGTACAATCGGATGTCGATTGTGAATAGTGCGTTTCAGGTCCACAAATATGGCAAAGCAGGGGACGAAATAGGAAGCTCTTTGGAACCGAAAATTGTAGTTTGGAGGGTTATGACCATTCGCTACTTTATTCGTTTTAAGGCGGCATTGAAAGAAAAAATTTCGGTA